TTTTTTTTGAACTTCAGAATATCAATACGCTGTCAGGAGAAGGCGAGCTGATGCTTACGATCCTTGCGGCATTCGCACAGGCAGAAAGTGAAAGCGGAAGTGCTGGTGCAAAGATGGTGTACCAGAGAAAGTACGAGGCGGGGATTCCCGTACAGTATCTTGAGCGGTCTTTCGGCTATACGAAAGATGAGAGGGGCATATTTGTTGCCGATGAAGCAGAAGCCGTATGGGTGAGGAAAATCTATGAGATGGCAGCAGACGGATATACTCCGGCAGCAATCAAGCGCTACCTGAATGAAAACGGGGTAAAGACCGTGGGCGGTGCAGAATGGATCGACAGCACGGTGTTCCGTCTCATTGAAAATGAAATCTACAAAGGCGATTACATCATGCATAAGCATTTTGTGAATGAAGAAAGAAAACTGGTCAGGAACAGGGGAGAAGTGGATGCATGGTACATCGAGGATGACCATGAAGCCATTGTTTCCCCTGAACTCTGGCAGAGGGCACAGGACGCATTGGAAGCAAAAAGGGATTATCTTGCGGAAGGTTCGGTGATCGAGGAATTCACGGAAGAAAATTATCCTTACATGAACAAGATCTACTGTGCCAAATGCGGACATCCCCTTTATAAGCGGATCTACAGTAAAGGCAACAGACTCAACTGGGGATGCAGCGGGACGAAACGGTATGGGAAGTCCTTCTGCGACGGGATCAATATCCCGGACGGTGTGCTTCGGAGTGCATGGCATTTTGAAGAAAACACCTACATTGACGAGAAGGCATCGGATAAGGGCGTGAAAGAGTTTTCCTACTTAAAAGAACGCTCATGGAAAAGACGGCACAAAAAGAAGCAGCCGCCGACCATCCCGGAAAATACCGAAGCAGAGTATCCGTACAGGGAAAAGATCTACTGTGCATTGTGCGGAAGCAGACTCGTAAGGCATGTGGATACCAAAAGCCATAAGGTCACATGGGTATGCAACGGCAGAAAGCGGAAAGGGAAAGACTTCTGCGATGGGACAAGGGTTCCTGACACCATCCTGAAGGGGTGGGGAGAAATCAAAAAAGACATTTATATTCAGAGAAAGGATGATAAGAATGGCAAGAAGCGTTACAGTTATACCAGCAAGAAACCGTCAGGTATCGGGGCATAGGGCAGCACCGCAGAAGAAGATAAGGGTTGCAGCCTACTGCCGTGTATCAACGGATCAGGAAGACCAGCTCCACAGCTTTGAGGCTCAGGTCGATTATTATACGAAATACATCAATGACCATGAAAATTATGAAATGGCCGGCATCTATGCGGATGAGGGTATTTCGGGAACCAATACGAAGAAGAGGGAGCAGTTCAAACGCATGATTGCGGACTGCGAGAAGGGAAAGATCGACCTTGTTATAACAAAATCCATCAGCCGTTTTGCCAGAAACACGCAGGACTGCCTGATGTATTCCAGAAAGCTGAAGAACCTCGGAATCGGCATTATTTTCGAGAAGGAAAACATCAACACACTGGATTCCACGGGCGAGCTTTTGTTTACCATCTTAAGCTCCCTTGCACAGGATGAATCAAGAAACATTTCAGAGAACTGCAAATGGGGCATCCGCACGAAATTCAAGAACGGTGAGATGCACCTCAATACATTCAAGTTTCTTGGATATGATAAGGATGAGAATGGGAAGCTCGTCATAAATAAGGAACAGGCAAAGATAGTGAGACGCATTTACAGAGATTTTCTTATTGGAATCAACCCTGCCCAGATTGCAAAGGAATTGACGGAAGAGAAAGTTCTGGGCTGCCTGGGACAGACAAAATGGTATCCGAGTACGATCATTGGAATCTTAAAACAGGAAAAGCACATGGGAGATGCACTTCTGCAGAAAACCTATACGGCAGATTTCCTTACCAAACGTCAGGTAAAGAATAACGGGGAAGTGGCACAGGTCTATGTCAAGGACAGCCATAAGGGGATCATAGATAAGCAGACATGGAATGCGGTGCAGGAAGAATTTGACCGAAGGGAAAAATTTATGAAATCGCACGGTACGGACAGGTACAGTTACGGTGCAGACTGCATGCCTTTTTGTGAGAAGGTGTTCTGTGGAGAATGCGGAAGCCTGTTTACGAGGCATTCCTGGCGTTCGAGAGGAATCGTACAGTGGCAGTGTAAGAAACACAGAGTAGATGGGAAGGTGGCATGCACCAATGCTTATGTTGACAATGCCGACCTTGAGAAAGGATTTGTAAAGGCATTTAACAGACTGGTCACGGACAAGGATAAGCATATGGAAAGATGGCAGAAGATGAAGTCAGAAGGAAGTCCTCTCGAAAAAATCAGGGCTGAACAGATGATGGAAACAGTGGAAAATGAACCACTTACCAGATTTATACCTGAGGTCGCACAGCTTGTCCTATGTGAAGTGACGGTGTTTGATGCAAAAAAATATGAGTTCTTATTTCTGGAAGGCAGCAGGGTAAAAGTTTCCGTGTGAATCAGTCAGAACTCCTGTTATCTTGAAGTTCAAAAAGTTCCATCTGGCTGCTTTCACCATCCGTATCCTCTGGGAGTGCGTCATCATGTTCTGGGACTTCGGACGGCTCTTCTGTGACCTTCCTCTGTGGGAGTTTGTGTGTGTAGAGCTTATCCCACGGGAGCGGATTCCGGCATTTCTTGTTATATCCGATGAGAAGGGCCTCTGCAAATCCAAGGGAGCCGGAACGTCTGTCTTTGGCGGTACGGGACAGTTCCTTAATGGATATCCTTCCAAGTTTTTCTTTAAACACATCATCCTTGACGGCATCCCCGTAGGCATTCAGAAAGCGTGCCAGTCCGTTCATCATGTTTGCACTGAAGGACTGGGATGCTCCTTCCCATGTGGCTGCAATGAGGCGGATAACATGGTCGAGCATATGGTAGCCATATTTGTCATGAATATTTTCAAGTGTTGCCACGGCACAGATACCACCCGGAGTCGTAGTAGATGCAATGGTAAGGTCATAGGACTCCACCAGGTCACGGATAATGAGCTGCTTGTCATTGCCAGCCTCTATGTTTGCCATGAATATCTCATAGGGCAGCAGGGGCTTTACATATTTCATCTGGTTTGCAAAGATATCAGCTTCATGTTCATATCCCAGATCATCATATACCATACACCATACTGGCGTATCCCTGGAGCCTGAAACTAGAGCAACGATCTCAATGGTGTGCTGTCCGTTGAACACATAATTGATGCCGTCCCTGCGGCTGACTTTCACGGGATTTATTTGGTACAGGTCAAAATTTGCAGCAGCACGCTGGACATGATGCTGTGAGAGGTTACGTTGGTATTCCTGGTTAGATACGAGATTCCGAATGGGAATCTGCTCAAAGTGTACTTTTGGGACAAACTGCATCAGGTCAATATCCGGTGTCTGTTGTCCGTTTGTCTGTTCTTCTGTCATCTGAATCATCCTCCTCAAGCTGCGAAAGCAGTCTGGTTATTTTTCTTGTAAGGTTTAACAGCTGCATCTTCACTTCACGCCTTGCTTTACCGGAGGTGGAAGGAAAATCTGTAAGTTCTATGGTCCTTGATATGGTCTTTGACCATGAAGGTATAGTAAATTTAAGGCTCTCAAGTTCTGCATCAGGATCGGAGACCGGCATCTGCTTTATTCCGGCTTCGGCACTTTCTTTTTCACGCTTGAGCCTTCTTGAATCCGGTTTTCCGGTTGGAAGTCTCTGCCATCTGAGTTCGTGGCGCAGTTCTGAGTATCCGATGCGGTCAATTGAACCGCTGTCTAAAAGCTTTTTTAGTCCATTGATATCCTCAATGGGAAGACGGGAGAGTTCTATGATATTTTCATGGGACACACGGAGTTTCCCATTTAATATCCTCTGTACGATCTCAGGACTTTTACGCTTAAGATCATCAACAGCACGGGCATAGATATCATATTTTGTTACTGTGGAAGCACCAAAATTAAGCTCTGTGCCTATAAGGGCAGCAATATCTGTTTTGCGAACAAATTTTTGCGATATCTGTCCGTCTGCATTAAGTCTTTTGTCTGGATATTTTTTCATGAATTCATCACTGGCAGTATTCATATCTGCCCGGAATAGTCTTCCAATCAGGTATTTCCTATATTCTCCGGTAAGGTCTGTACGTTTCAGTTGTTCCCGACATATAAAAGAGACAGCCTTATCACGGCTTTCAAATATTATCCGCCTGATGTTGAAATGTATATCCCATTTCATGCAGATCTTATACCGCAGATGTCCGTCAATTATGATATTGTTCCATACGCAGACAGGTTCCCGGCATCCATGGTCAAAGATATCTTCTTCGAAATCTTCCAGATACTTTTCTTCTCTGGGCTGTATCAGATCATCAAATTCTGGATCTGTCTGAAGTTCTGGGACTGGTTTGTTGTTCATACTGATTCCTCCATTCCAGCCGTGTCATCTACAAGAACACATTCATTCATGGAAAAGCTTGCGAGGCATTCTTTAGGATTTATTACTCCGTAAATCCGATAGCTGCGGTTGTTTTCCAGATGTATGTTGTTTGTATGCCGTAATGCCTGTAAAAGTTCTGTACTGTATAATTCGTAGCAGTAACGGCTGTCAGCTTTACTGTAACGTACACGGTGGGCAAGAAAATCTTTATTCACACTTTTTCTTATGGCTATCATACTGTTTTGGGGATTTACAAGCAGTTGGATATATTCCGGGTCACCGAGCATATGGAGCGTGAGTTTGTGTATTCGTATTCTGTTTTTCTTTAAGTCAATGCAAAGGACCGGCTTCAAAGAGGTTTGTCTGTTCATAATGCTGTTCCTCCTTTTCTGGACGTTCTGTATTTTCTTCTTCCTGGACTGCGGTATTATTTTCTGAGATACCAAATACCGCATAGCCGTCAAACATATTTATTTGTAAGCTGCTCTGATGTTCCTCGACAGGAATACCGAATTGGTTCTGCCATTCTTCCGGATAGCTTGGTGTACGGGATGCCTTTATCTTTCCATCTTCCTTTTCCTCACGGACAAATATCTCTGGAGTTGTAAGGTCGAATACAAACAGCAGCTCGTTGTCTGACCGTATCAGCTTTCCAAGCAGTTTATAGCGGTAGGTCGAATTCCAACCCATAAGTGACATGACCTTGGCAAAAAAGATACGGCATGTGATCTGTCTGGGAGAGCGTTTGGCGGTTGCGGAGCACCATCGGAAGGAATCTTTCTCGTCTTCCTGGCATGGACGTACCGCCAGTTTCTTTTCATCTGGATTTACAAGTATCTGTACAAAGTCTGTATCCGGAAGCTTTTTGATGCATGCGGTGTTTACGGATACTTTACTGGAATTGAAAGTAAATGACGGTTCGTATGTATGGGCGAAAAATTCGCCGCGGACGACCTGATATCCGTCATAGCTGAATGCATCATCCTCAGTAATGGGGATGGTGTTATTTTCATCGTTGGTCTGTATGTTCATCTGTGTTCTCCTTCATATCTGACATGATCTGCTTAATATTCTTCTCAATGTCATTTTTACTTGTGACCTGTATATCCGGCTCTTTGTATGTTACTGGGGTATGGGAGATATCGGGGGCTTTGTGTCCGCTAAACCCAGCAAGCTCTGCCGCTTGTGCATGACTGTAATAATTACTGCCAAAGGTGTCGGCCCAGTCAGGCGGATAGGCACGGATATTCCTCTGCATGCTGTCCGTAAAAGGCCTTATGGCAGAATCTGATTCCGGTGTGCCCGCCATATCATTGGGAATGAATATTTCCGGTTCGGAAAGGTTGAAGAGCAATACGGCATTATTCCCTCTGCCACGTTTTACCCCCGTGATGCGGTAACGGCAGTCATCATTCCAGCCAAGAAGTGAGTAGAGCGTTGGAAGAAATGCAGTTCCGCTGATTTCACGGGGAGAGTTTTTTCCATCCTTTTTTTTGGACCACTGCATGGAATTCCGGCAGTCTTTACCAGCAGTTCTTACCGCAAAGATTTGTTTCTTTGGATGGATAAGCATTTCGATGAGTGCGCTGTCAAGTTTGCGGACGGCAGGAGTGGAAAAACGGATATCTCCCTGGCTGAATGTGACGGTAATACGGTCCGTGTTGTCAAAAAACTGCGAACGTGCAATTTCATATCCCCTCAGGTCAAATTCGCCGGACTTTACTTCTACATTGCCGGGAGAGTGGACAGCCTGTTCCAAGCCATCATATACGCTGACAGATGCATTCATGTAATCCGATTCCTTAAATCCAGCCCATCTTGGGTTGATGGATACAAAGCCTTTCAGAACACCTTCCGGGATGACCTTCAGTTGCGGAAGGATGCCTTTGTTCCCATATTTGGCATTACTGATCAGTCTCTGAACTGCAATGAAATCATCTCTTGATACGATGGCCTCGTGATGGTTACGTTTCCTGTATTGTGGACGGTTCTGCATATTCTTCTTTGATTTATGGTTGAGATAATTCGGAGTGTATGTTTTATGGGCAAGGACATCACCACAGTGCCTTTCGTTCTGCAGTATCTGTAGAATGGAACCGGGAGACCATACGGTATTTCCTTTTTTTGTCTCACAGCCGAGTTCTGTCAGGGTATCGGCAATTTCCTGACAGGTGCATCCATTTAAGTACATCATAAATATGAGTTTTACAATCCTGGCTTCTCCTTCATTGATGACAAGGTTGCCGTCTTCATCATGGTCATATCCGAGAAGGGTAGGTGTAAGGAATATGCCTCTGCGGAAACGCATCTCAATGGATGCATTCATAATCTCGCTCTTGGTATGGCTTTCTTCCTGTGCAAGTGTTGCCATGAAGGAGAGTACCATCTCGCTTTTCGGATCAAAGGTGTTGAGTCTTTCTGTTTCAAAGAAAACACCAACAGGATGCGGGAGAGAAAGAAGTTCTCTGACATAGCCAATGCAATCCACAACATTTCTTGCAAAACGTGAAACACTTTTTGTTACGATAAGATCTATTTCACCTTTTTTGCAGTCTTCAATCATCAATTTAAATTGGTCACGGTGCTGCAGGGAAGTGCCGGAGATGCCTTCATCCGCATAGATCTGTACGAGCTTCCAGTTCGGACTTTTGCTGATGACATCGTGGTAATGGTTTTTCTGTAACTCATAAGAAGAGGTCTGTCTTGGATCATCCGTGGATACCCTTGCATAGACGGCTACCCTCTGTTCATTTTCAACTGCAAATATATCTTCCTGCGGAAGTGCCGGAATTACGTCAAGTTCATCAATGCTGACACCTTTATAGCGTTCCCTTATCTTACTTTTCTGGTCGGCAATGGAGCCGGCTTTCTGTTCATTTTCATTCATGACTTACCACCTTTATTTCTGTGCTGGATTTTATTATAAAATTTTCATGCGGAAATAAAATAGACTATACGGACATGCATATCCCTATAGTCTATT